TTTTTTTTAAAATAAAATAAAATAAAAGAAAAGACATTTAGACCGTGTCTTCTATGTCTTCTGGTACAAATGGAAAATCGTAAGGCGACCGTCAGAAAGTATGTGCATTAATATGGGCGTGAGATATCAATACCAAATAAAAGAAGTTTTAAAAACCTCTAGGGGTTTGATTAGCGGGTTTCGCGTGTTGGTTGTGGTCGAAGACCTGGAGCACCACATGGTAGACGTGCCCGCAGAAATTTTTGAGTATGAAACCTTGGTGTACTTCAGGTGCCGGCTAAAGATGTACCAAAAGGTAGATATCCAAAAGTTACCTTTGTCAGTTCAATATAAGATTAGAATGCCGTTAGCGCATTTCCTAGATTTATGGGTCTTAACAGAAAACAATGGCTATTACAGCAAACGAAAAAATACTGACGCTTGATTATTGGAAACGCGCTGACAAACTGGTTGAAGGCGATTTTATTTTTGATAGGAATGGAGACCTGCGTAAGGTTACGTTAATCCAGCACTTTCAATCCAAATGCTATGAGGTGCACCTCAGTGACTTGCTGACTGTCAGCGGTAACGCGTCCATGCATTTTTTGTTGGAAACGCCTAAGTACAGGAAACGGCTGGCAGAGTACAAGGGCAAGCGCCAGTTTATGCGCCCGTTGATTTTGGAACCGTTGTCCGGGCTGTTGGATAAGTCGTTGAGGCACAAGAACAACGCGCGTACGTTCTCAATCCCTACGTGCGGAGCGCTCAAGCTGCCACACCAGGACCTGCCGGTGCCGCCGTTTGTGTTTGGGTACTGGTATTGGAACCGATTGAAGCCCAATGTGTTCTCGGCGCACAAGCTAAACGCCGATGAGGTGTTAGAAAAGTTCCGCAGCCATGGGTATGAGATCATAAAACCAAAAAAACGCAAGGATGGAGCCACGATCTTCAGTGTGTTCCCTACGATTGAGTCACAGCTGGCGCCGTTCATACCCAAAGAGATACCAAACAACTACCTGCTGGGTAGTGAAGAGCAAAGAATTGAGCTGTTAAGCGGTATTGTAAACGCAAAAATACGACAATACAAGAAAACAAAAGATATTTTTAGAGTTTCTGGCTCACACTGGCCGGAGATTAGGAAAATCCAGGGGTTAGTAGAGTCATTAGGTAGCAAGACTACACTAAACTTTTACGAAAACTGGAAGCATTACACATTAGGTTTCAGAAACTGTAACCAACTGTGTAGTGTTCAGGTGCCGAAGAAAGTTAAGGTGCACCAAGCACGACGGTACATTACTAAAATTGAAGAGTTACCCACGCAACAATGTGTACACATTGAAACTGACGGGCCTGATGGTTCGTTTTTAGTGGGAGAAGGATTTATCACATGTCGTTAACGGCAAAACAAGAGCTTCTGTTAAAGAAGTTCGCAGAACAAAACAAACAATGGCCAAAGGCGCAGCTCGATGCCACCCTTTGGCTGGTGAAGTACAAGCTATCCGCGCTCCCGCACCAAAAAGAACCGGAGGACGGCGAGTTTGATACGTTCTTAATGCTGGCCGGCCGCGGTGCGGGTAAGACATGGACGGCGTCTAACTGGATTGGCGAGCGGGCGTGGACTTTTGACAAGACGCGCTGGTTGGTTACAGCGCCAACAACAAACGACATTCGCGCGACGTGTTTCGAGGGTGACTCTGGGCTACTTAACATTTTGCCACGATCCATCATCAAAGATTACAATAAGTCGTTGCTTGAGATTACACTGATCAATGGCTCACTGATCCAAGGGATCCCTGGTTCTGAGCCAGAACGCTATCGTGGTAAGCAATACCATGGGGCCTGGTTTGACGAGCTGTGTGCGTTTGAGTACATCGACGACGCGTATGACCAGGCGCAGTTTACGTTGCGTTTGATGGACCCACGCATTGGGCGGGTGCAGCAGATTATCACGACAACGCCGAAGCCGCTCGAGTTGATTGTAGACTTAAACGAGGGTAAGGTGGGCGGCGACGTGTACGTGGCCAACGCCAGCTCGTTTGACAACCGCGCCAACTTGTCTGATACGTTTTTCAAACAGTTGGAAAGCTACGAGGGCACCAACCTGGGCCGTCAGGAAATTTACGGCGAGATATTGGATCCGGAAGAGGCCGGCATTATTAAACGCAAGCAGTTCCGCATGTGGCCAGCCAACAAGTCGACGCCAACCCTTGAGTATGTGATTGCGTCATACGATCCGGCTACCAGCGAGAAGACGGTCAACGACCCAACAGCCTGCACGGTGTGGGGCGTGTTTGAGCAAGAGGATGGCCACACGTCGGTCATCATGTTAGACGCATGGGACGCGCACTTGGCGTATCCAGAGTTACGCCGCAAAGTTATATCGGACTTCAAGGAAGTTGTGTACGGCGCAGATAACACGTTTGCAAAAGGCCGTAAGGCTGACTTGTTGCTCATGGAAGACAAGTCTGCAGGTATCAGCCTGATTCAAGAGTTACAAGGCGCCGGCGTTCCGGTGCGTGGATACAACCCAGGACGCGCCGATAAGGTGCAGCGGTTAAACATCGTGGCCCCGCTGGTTGCTAAGGGCCGGGTGTACATACCGGAGGATCCAGAACAAAAAGGTGAGTTTGCACCGTGGGCCAAACGATTCATACGGCAGGTGTGTTCGTTCCCTGAAGCCAAAGGGCACGATGACTACGTGGACTCACTGACACAAGCGTTGCGCGTGTTACGTGATTCAGGATGGTTACAACTCGATCCGTTGCCTGCAAGAGATTACTCATACATTGACGACCAGTTGGCGCGCAAGTTCTCCAATCCATACGCACAGTAGGGCGAAACACCCTACCGATGTGCATTAATAGAATTAGAATATGAACCTAATCAAATCACCCCACGAGTTGTTGATGGAACAAGCCGGCCTCCCGGGTTATGCGGGCGGTCATTCGGTGTCACCAGAACAGATGAAGGTGGAGCTAATGATCAACGGCCACAAGGTACATCAAAGCGAACTGCCACACGATCATCCGTTGATACAGCACTTTGCGGGGGGTAAGGAGGTAAAACCTCCGATTGATTTAACGCGTCGTTATGATCCGATCAATATTAATTTACAAGAAATGCGGGCAAAACAATTGCCCCCTAGTTCGTTTGAAAAGTTTTCTTCACGTTTAGGTTCTTTGTTGGGTCATGGGTTAACGTTTGGCATACCTGCGTATGACGTGGCAGAACAGTTAAAAAATAATAACATTGGCGGCGCGCGTGAAAGTACGCTCGATGCTGCGATTGGTTTGGCTCCGTTGCCAGTGCAAGCTGGATGGGCTGCGTTAAAGCCAACAGAATTAAATACCGGCGAAGACGAAATGATGAAGCAAATCCATCAAATGCAAGATCAAATGCTCGCAAACAGAAAAGTTAAATAATGGCAAATCCAAAATTACCGATTCAAATGGGTGGCAGCTTGCCGTCTTTAGATTCTAAAACAGATCAAGAGATTGCAGAGGGTCAGCTTCAGGAGCAAGAAGTTGCTGAGCTTGAAGACTATTTGGGTTTAGATGAAGATGAGGCAGAGGGTGAGATTATTGAACTGGAAGACGGTTCAGTAGTTGTTAACCTTGAGCAAACTAAGGGCCCAAAAGAAAGCCCTGAGTTTTATGCTAACCTTGCGGAAGTGTTTGATGAAAGCTATTTGGATCAATTGGCCCAAGATTATTTGGACTTTATTGATGAAGATAAAGAAGCTAGAAAACAGCGCGATAAGCAATATGAGGAGGGCTTACGCCGCACTGGTTTGGGTAAGGACGCTCCTGGTGGTGCTACTTTCGACGGTGCTTCTAAAGTTGTTCACCCTGTTATGGCAGAGGCTTGTGTAGACTTTGCTGCAAGCTCGGCCAAAGAATTATTGCCACCTGAAGGCATTGCTAAGACAAACATCAAGGGTGCTATTGATCGTTTGAAGTTGGAAGTTGCTGAACGTAAGGTTACGTTCTTAAACTGGCAGCTGTCGGAACAGATTCCTGAGTACCGCGACGAGATGGAGCAACTGCTAACTCAACTGCCATTAGGTGGTTCGCAGTTCTTGAAATGGCGCTGGGATTCAGAGCAACGCAGGCCAATGTGTGAGTGGATCCCGATCGACAACATATTGTTGCCGTACGCATCCACAAACTTCTACACATCACAGCGCGCGACTGAAGTACAAGACATTACAGAGGATGTATTCCTCCAACGTATTGACGCGGGTATCTACCGCGAGATCGATGCGTCTTACACGTCAGACACGCCGCTTGATGACCAAACGCAATCTGAAAAAGCCAACAACAAAATTGAAGGCAAAGAAAGCTCTGGTAAAAACATTGATGGTTTGCGTCGTGTTTATGAGATTACGTGCTTCTTGCGTTTGGATGATGACGATACAACTGAAGGTCGTCGTGCACCTTACATTTTAACAATTGATGAGTCGTCAAGCAAAGTATTGAGCTTGTACCGTAACTGGGCTGATGGCGACGACAAATTTGAAAAGCTAGATTGGTATGTTGAGTTTAAGTTCATCCCATGGCGCGGCGCATATGCTATTGGCTTACCTCACCTTATTGGCGGTCTTAGCGCTGCACTTACTGGTGCTCTTCGCGCGCTGCTTGACGCAGCTCACATTAGTAATAGTCAAACGATGCTCAAGCTCAAAGGCGGGCGCATCGGGGGCCAGTCGGACCGTATTGAGCCGACTCAGGTGGTTGAGATTGAGGGTGCACCAGGTGTAGACGACGTCCGCAAGCTGGCTATGCCGCTGCCGTTTAACCAGCCTTCCAGCGTATTGTTTAATTTGCTGGGCTGGTTGACTGACGCGGCTAAGGGTGTAGTTACCACAGCCGAAGAAAAAATTGGCGAAGCAAACAACAACATGCCTGTGGGAACAACCCAGGCGTTGATTGAGCAGGGTGCTAAGGTATTCTCAAGCATCCACGCGCGCTTGCATCGCAGCCAGGCTAAGTCATTAAAGATTATCTCCCGTATCAATAACTGGTACTTGAGCGAGATGGACAATCAGTCTGGTGAAGAGATTGAGGTTCGTGACTTTGCATACAACAGCGATGTGCGTCCGGTATCGGACCCCAACATATTTTCTGAGACACAACGTCTTGCACAAAACCAAGCCTTGTTGCAAATGGCAACCGCGGCGCCTCCCGGAATGTTTGACTTGCGTGCTGTGTACAGCCGTATTGTTCAACAGCTAAAGATCCCCGAGGCCGATGAGATTTTGCCAAACCCACAAGGTGCAAAAGAATCCAACCCAGCGTTAGAGAACGTTTCAATGACGATGGGTCGACACGCAGCTGCTTATCCAGACCAAGACCATATTGCACACCTAGATGTTCATTTAGAGTACGCAGAGAATCCAGTGTATGGTGGCAGCCCGGTCATTGGCCCAACGTTTACGCCGATGGCGTTAGAGCACATCAAGCAACACTTGATGCTGTACTACCTCCAGTCTATGCGTAACATTGTGGCGAAAGCGTCTGGTGGAAAAGACGTGCTTGATTTACACGAAGAGAAGACATTAGATTGGGAATCACAGCAGGCTTTGGCTTTAGGCTCAAAGATTGTTGACCACGAATCCCAGAAGATCTTACAACCATACATGCAGCGAATTATGGTGTTGGTGCAGAAGGTGCAGCAAATGCAACAAGCACAACAGCAATCAGCTATGAACGCCGACCCGACTGCGCAGGTGTTGATGAAGACGCAAATGGCAGAAACTCAACGTAAGGCACAAGAGTTCCAAACCAAGATGCAAACTGAGTTGCAACAAGCCCAACAGGATTACCAACTCAAAGTGGCTGAACTGCAGCAAAAGGTGGCAGAACTACAGACTAAGTATCAAACGCAGACAAATATTGACAACCAGCGCAATGCGACCGATATTGCAATGGCAAATATTAATAACTCCGCGCGCGAACGAGTGGCTTATATTCAAGCCGGTGCTCAGATGGACCAGCAACAAGCTCAGTTAGAACACGAGCAAAACATGTCAGCGATCGAGGCAATTGATGCCGCGAGTGCAGACATTAGACAGCATGGTTTAGCTATTGAACAGCAAAACTTCCAGCAACAAGCTGATATGGTAAACCAACAAGCCCAGCAACAAGCTCAGGCAGACATGGCAAACCAACAACACATGCAACAGCTGCAACAAAACGACCAGCAACACGCTCAAACGCTGGAACAAAACTATCAACAACCTGAACCACAACCTCCCGAAGGACAACAATAATGGCTACTAGACAAAAAGGCAACGAATTAGGTTTCCGCCAAACATACAAACAAACCGGTCATGAAGGTTTTGCTGGCGGCCCCGGCGAGACTGGTCTTGACAAAGGCCCCACAGGTTCACACCGTGACAACAACTGGAAAATTGGCGCTTCTCAAGCTAAATTGACAAAGCCATCCAAAGTTGGTCCAGATAAAAACCTCAAAGATATCGGCGGCGGCAACTTTTATTGATACATTAAGGGCGGTTTTATGTCGCCTTTTGTATTAATAAAAGTATGAAAGATATTGTATCTGAATTAATTAAGCGCTTGAAAAGTGCTGATCAAGATTTAACGTTAGCTATTTCGTCCGGCGTTAATGTCCACGATTATGCCTCTTACCAGAGGTTAGTAGGGCAAAAAGCTGGTGTCCAAGAATCATTGGACATTATAAATCAAATCCTTAGCGAGGACGAAGAGGATATTTAAAGTGCCGTAAGGCATGAGGAGCACTGTAAAGTGATTGACTTAAAGCAAAACGACGAGCCAGATTTGCGCTCGGAACTCGAATGTTTTCCGAATGTAGACCCCGGTATTGAAGTTTTAGGTGACCGCGTATTAGTTCAACTACGACGCGAGAAAATAATGAGCAAGGGTGGCATCATTTTAGTTGATGAGACCAAACAAACGCTCCGATTTAATGAGACTGTTGCAAAGGTTATCCAAATTGGACCTTTGGCGTACAAAAGCCCCGATGATTTGACTCCATGGGTTGAAGGACCTTGGTGCCAAGTTGGTGATTTAGTACGAACCATTAAATACGGCGGTGATCGGTTTGTGATTCAACCAGATGATGAAGGCGCACCAGTGGTATTTATCACTGTTCAAGCGCGGGAAGTCATTTCCAAGATTCGTTCTTTTGCGGAAGCGCAAAAAATGAAGGCCTTTGTAGATTAACTTTTGGGAAAAAGTATGGCAGATAATGAAAAAGACAATGTTCCTATCAAAGAACGCGAAGACGGTTCGGTTCTAGCGAGCGTAGGCACGCATCCAGACGATATTCTGGAAGATGATGAAAAGGCTGAAGGCGGTTCTGTAGACGAAGATCATGCAGACGGTGAAAATGATGACACCGAGGCCAGCGCTGATGACGGCGATGGTGATGAAACGGAAGAAGAGCGTGAGAGAATCCGTGAAGCCCGACGCGAAGAGCGTCGCCTTAAAAAAGCACTGCAAAAAGAACGCGAAGCCTCTTCTAAACATAAGATTTCTGCGCTTGAGCGCCGGAATGAAGAATTAGCTAAGCGATTGGCAGCTGTGGAAAATACCGCAGCGTCATATCAGTTTGCACAGATTGACAAGGCATTGGAAGACGAGGGAACTCGTGTTGAATATGCCAAGATGAAAATGATGGAAGCTGCCCGCAACGGCGACGCAGCGGCCCAGGTTGAGTACCTGGAGCATTTAACTGACTCGAAGCAAAAACTTCAGCAGTTACAACATTATAAGAAGCAACAATTGGAGGCTGCAAAGTCTCCAAAGCAAAACGTGCCCAACGTGGCCGCTGCCGAAGTTCAACGTAATGCCTCAACATGGCTTAAAAAGAATTCTTGGTACGACCCACAAGCACGGGATACAGACAGTAGAATTGCCAAAGTAATCGATTCCGAACTTGCTGCCGACGGGTGGGACCCAGCAGATTCCGAGTATTGGGATGAGTTAGACAGTCGTCTATCAACACGCCTACCACACCGCTACGCGGCCAAGGGTGGTGCAAAAAGAGCAAATCCTACAGCATCTAGTCGCACTGCCGCGGCCCAGGGTACAAAACCTGGTCAGATCACGCTAAGTCGTGAACGTGTTTCGGCAATCAAAGATGCAGGGGCTTGGGACAATGTTGAGAAACGTAACAAAATGATCCGCGCCTATGCTGCGTACGATCGTGCTAACAAAGGATAAATGAAATGGCAAATACAAGAATTAAACGTGACGTAGAAGATCGCTTAGCCGATCGTTTACAAGAGGTCAAGGAACGCGCCGCAACAGACGGGGCTTCCAATGCACAACGGGAACGCCTTGAAGCATTCCGTGACAAATGGCAGAATAGTGCGCTGCCAGATATTCCTCGGGATGCAATCCCGGGAATGCATCTGTGCTGGTTGTCGACGACCAACACATATGACAGTATCGACAAACGTGTAGCGTTGGGTTATGAACCAGTTAAAGCCAGTGAATTAGGTCAGGGCTTTGAAGGACTCGGTAAGATGAACTCGGGCAAGTTTGAAGGCTGTATTTCTTGCAATGAAATGATTCTTTTTAAATTGCCAGAAGAAGTTTATCAAGAAGTGATGAAGATGATGCACTTAGAGGATCCTCTCGAGCATCAACGCAATATTACATCTGCGGTTCGTGATACGGCCAAAGAAGGTAAAGGCGGTCGTTCAATTCTTGAAGGCGGTATTTTGGAAATGGAAAAAGAAGCGCGCAAGGCAAGCAAAAATATTCGGTTCTCATAATAACTTCAAAACAAAGGAAAATTAATGTCCACAACATTGCAACCCTTTGGCCTGAAACCAGTATACCACCCAAGCGGTTTGGATCGTGCAATGCAATTTGCCGGCACAAACAGTTTTATTCAAGGTGTGTCTGGTTATACTGCTCCTTACTCTTTGAGCTCAGGTCAATCTTTCTGGCAATTCCAACCTGTAACAGTTAACTCTTCAGGTCAATTGACAATCGCAGCTTCTGCTGCAACTGGTGGTAGCGGTACTGCAACTAGCAAAGTTTATGGCGTTTTCGACGGTGTGGAATACACATCTGCCGAAGGTCGTCGTTCTGTTGCTAAATACGCTGCCAAAACTACTTTAGATGCTGCTACTAACATCATTTTCTGGATCTTCACCGACCCAGCGTTGATTTACGAAGCGCAAATCCAAGGTTCTGCTACTGCTGCCTCTATTGGTCAAGAATACAACTTTAGTACGACTACCAACTATACCCCCGCTGATGGCTATGCTATCGGTAATGGTGGCGCTGGTTTCTCGACTACTGCTTTGTATGCTACACCCGTGGGCTCTGGTAACCAAGGTCAAGTTCGCGTAGTCGGCTTGGGTCGTGAAGTGGCTTTCCCTGCTGGTCAATTGAACCAGTGGGGCGACGCTTACACAATCGTCCAAGTGCAGATCTGCAATAACTCCTTTGCCGCTCCATCGGTATCGGTTTAATTAACAACGAAAGGAAATAAGCAATGGCAACTCCAATGCGCAGTACGGACTTTCGTGCGGTAGTCGAACCGATTATCAACGAAGTCTTTGACGGTGTTTACGAACAACGTGCCGACGAGTGGAAGGGATTTGTTGAACAGATCCAAGGTATTCCACGTAACTACCACGAAGAAGTGATGCTGTACGGTATGAATGCCGCCCCAGCCATGCCTGACGGCACTCCTGTCAGCTATGACCAAGGCGGTACTTTGTACATCACACGTTTCATCTATCAAATCTATGGCTTGGCATATGCCTTGACCAAAGTGTTGATGGAAGACGGTGACCATATCCGTATCGGTAGCACCTTCGCTAAGCACTTGGCTCAATCCATGATTGAAACCAAAGAAACTTTGTGCGCTAACTTGTTGAACTTCGCGTTCACATCTGGCTACATCGGCGGCGACGGCGTGACATTGATCAACACCGCTCACCCAATCGCCAACGGCGGTTCTTACTCTAACCAGTTGTCTACAGCTGCTTCTTTGAGCCAAACTTCTGTTGAGCAATTGCTCATCCAGATCCGCTCTGCAGTTGACAACAACGGTAAGCGTATCCGTTTGAAGGCAGAACAGTTGGTTGTTCCTCCAGCTCTCGAGTTCCAAGCAGAAGTTATTCTGAAATCGGTTCTCCGCTCTGGTACAGCTGACAACGATCTGAACCCAATCAAGTCTACTGGTATGCTACCAAAGGGCACACACGTTGTGACCCGTTTGAGCTCCAGCAAGGCCTGGTGGATTCAAACTGACGCAGAAAACGGTCTCATGCTCGTTATGCGCCGCCCAATGGAGAAATCCATGGAAGGTGACTTCGAGACAGACAGCATGCGTTATAAGGCTACCGAGCGCTACGCGACCGGCTGGCACGATGCCCGTAACATCTACGGCACACAAGGCGTCTAATCATAGGCACTTTGCAAAGGCTCACCCAAAAGGTGGGCCTTTTTTACTTATTGGCTCCCTTTTAACAAAACTTTAACATAGGAAAGAAAATGGAATTTACAATTGAAGCAAACGGTATCCGTTTATCTGTTGACGCAGATTTTGATTTAGATTTGACCTATGTACAAGACTTTCTTGACTCATTGGTCCCAACGTTTGAATTCTTCTACGATGAAATTGAAATCGACGAAGAAGAAGAAGACGAAATCGAATATGACGAAGACGGTGTGGCTTGGTGGTACGACGAGGAAAACGACGAGTTGTATTATTGCGAAGGCGATATCGAAGACGAAGATGACTGGGTACTTGTTGAAGAATAAGTTTAGTTAAATCTCATAAAAGCCCGCACATAAGCGGGCTTTTTTATTGCGGGCGTTTTAGTCAAAAATGTTGCATTAATAGAAATAGGAAGATTTGCCCCCAACAGGGCCCCTTCGCTTCCGGGGGCTACGATCTAGCGACTGAGTGGGGCTATAAACTCTAGATAGGAAACTATAAAATGTCAGTAACTTTCAATCAGCCGATTCGCGTATACAAGTTTAACAACTCTACAAACGACGGCACAATCGCACCAAGCAACATTGGAGCAGTTCGCGCTTCTCAACAGCAATTTATCACTAACCCAATCGTTGGCACCACCGCTGCCGCTACGGTTTTGACCACAGCAGACATCGGCACCACTACCGTGGTTCCGTTCATGTTGCCCGCTGGTGCAATCATTGAAGGCGTGGTGTTGTATCAAGACATAGCAGCCACTGGTTTGACAGGCGGCGTGATTACTGTGTCTATCAACCAACCTGATCCAACTACTGGCGTGGTCACAACCACAGCCATCGGCACAATTACCCCTACAGCCGCTGGCGGCCGTATTGCAGGCGTTTTCACAGCCACTGCAGCCGCCGCAGCAATCTTGGGTAACATCGGCCTTGTTGACGCGTATTTGACCTTCAGTGCAGCTACTGTGTCGGCTAACACCGGTACTTTGGGTGGTACGATCTCTGTGGACTACACAGCTCGTAACTACACTGGTTCGATTGTTAACGTGGGCCAAGGCTACACCAACAACTAATTAATTGCCTCGGGGGCTTCGCGCCCCCGTTTTTAACTTTAAGGAATTAATTATGGCATTAGTCACAAACTTACAACAAAACCCATCACCACCGCATTCCATAACCGTTCAGGGCGCATTTGAGCCGTTTGATCTTCAAGTGTCTCGTAATCAAATTATGGGCCATAGTCCAGCAAACATTTTTGCTTATGGAACCACGCCGGCAACAGCAGGTTTGTTTAGAACGATTTGGGAAAACATGTCGACAACCGACTATGTATTTCCAACATCTGCGTCTGTAATGACTTTGGTGAGCACGGTAAACACAGACACTGCTACTATTACAATTACTGGAACAGATGCGAACTACAACCTGCTTACAGAAAATTTGGTATTGAATGGAACGACAAACGTAACTACAGCTAACGTATATTTCCGTATCAATAACATATCTGTATCTGCGGGTTCGGCAACCAATCCTTCAGGTGTAATTACATTGTCCGTAAGTAGCACTGTCTACGCGCAGATAAATACGGCTACGGTTAATGGGTCAACAACAAGTATTGGTACATCTCAAATGGGTGTGTATACCGTACCAAACGGCTATACATTCTATGGCTATAGATACGGTGCATATTCATCGTTTAACGGTAACAGCGTCAATTACACAACATATAGAGCATTGACAAACTCTTCGTCTGGTGTGCAAAGAGTTATTGTTCAAACTCCATATAACACTACATATGAAGTGCAACGTCATTTTCCGTTCCCATATGCCGCTGGAACAGATTTAAGATTCCAAGTTGCAAGCAGTGCCGCAACAGCTGCGGTGGTTAGCATAAATATCGGTGGTGTTTTAATTAAGAACGACGGTCAAACCGCTTAAGGCTGGTAAATGCCCGTTTATCTTGATACTCGAAGCAATTCGGTTCTTTCTGTAGCGGTTTGTGACCGCTGTAATAGAAAGTTTCCTTATGTAGAACTCATGCCGGATCCTAATTTTCCCGGCATGAGGGTCTGCAAGGACGATGTGGATAATTTTGATCCATGGCGTTTGCCTGCGCGTCAAACTGAAAATATTGCGCTACGTTTCCCCCGCCCTGATGCGTCTGTAGCTACGGGACCAATTGGTGGCAACCAAATTCAAACAGAAAACGGTTTCCAAAACGGAAACTCGTTCTACATTACTGAAAATTCGTCGAACAACACTGGTAATTTGAACTTAGACAGTACCTACGAGTTTTTCCCATCGTCAACAATTCCCACGTTGTACTCTATGTCACCAAACTCTGGCACAAAAGCTGGTGGGACTAACGTGACAATCAGCGGGACAAATTTTGTCAATATTACCAACGTAAAACTTGGTGGTGTTAACATGACAAGTTTTAATATTATAAGCCCAACACAAATGACCGCGGTTACACCCGCGTATCAAATTACGGGCCTTGTTGACCTTTCTGTCATATCTACATTTGGTACGTCTGTTTTACACGGTGCGTATACATACACGACATAAGAATAAGAAATGGCTGATCAAAGTATAACCCAACTACCAATTGCTTTTAACCTTACTGGTAATGAGCAAACTGTTGTCGTACAAGGTGGTGTTACAAAACAGGCTTCTGTTTCGCAGATTGCCAATGCCGCTTCGCCAGGAAAATTAATCACCAATGTAAGTTATAACCCTGAAAACGGAGATTTAACATTTTATTATAGCGATGGTAGTAATGCCACGGTGGGGCCGGTTTCGGGTTCTTCTGGTGCTACCGGATCGTCTGGATATAGCGGATTTTCAGGTTACAGCGGCAAATCGGGTTATAGCGGCTATAGCGGCTCTGGCTTAAGTGGATATAGCGGTATCGGTGTAAGTGGTTATAGTGGTTTTAGTGGCTACAGTGGCGCCGGTGTAAGCGGTTATAGTGGATACAGTGGCGCGGGTGTTAGTGGATACAGCGGTAAATCCGGCTATAGCGGATATAGTGGATCTGGTGTAAGCGGCTATAGTGGCTACAGTGGCGCGGGTGTGAGTGGATACAGCGGATATAGCGGCGCGGGTGTAAGCGGTTATAGCGGGTATAGCGGATCTGGTGTAAGCGGCTATAGTGGATCTGGTGTGAGCGGTTATAGTGGCTATAGTGGTGCTGGACTTAGCGGTTACAGCGGATATAGCGGCGCGGGTGTAAGCGGTTATAGCGGGTATAGCGGATCTGGTGTAAGCGGCTATAGTGGATCTGGTGT